CTTCGTCTATCCGACACAGCAAGAACGGCTTGCAGCAGCCGCCAAGCGACGGCGCATCTCTCGGAAGATGGCCTGCTAATACGGTCCACGACGGCAGCGACGAGGTCGTGAGCGCGTTTCCTGATGCGGGCGGCGGCTTTGGCACACGAGGCGGCAACGGCAGCCTGACTAGCTACGGCTTCTCTAAGGGCACGATGGAGCCTGTCGGCTTCGGTGACAGCGGCAGTGCGGCGCGGTTCTTCTACAGCAGCAAGGCCGACGCCGACGACCGCCTGGGCAGCAAGCATCCCACGGTCAAGCCGGTCGACCTGATGCGCTGGCTGGTGCGGCTGGTAACGCCTCCAGGCGGCACCGTGCTCGATCCTTTCGCGGGCTCAGGCACCACCGGGATGGCCTGCATGGCCGAGGGTATTGACTGCCTCCTGGTCGAGCGCGAGGCCGAATATGTGGCCGACATCAAGGCGCGCATTGCGCACGTCCGCGGCGGCGACACGCCGTTGTTCGCGGTGGCGGCTGAGTGATGGCTGACCGCGAACCCCTCGACGACGACGACCTGCTCTCGATCCTGCGCAAGGAGGAGCAAGCCAGCCGCGACTACCAGTCGGGCACGCTCTCCGACATGCGCCTGGTGGCGCTGCGCTACTACGACCGCGACCCCTACGGCGACGAGCAGGAGGGCGCTTCCCAGGTCGTCACGTCCGAGTTCGCCGACACCATCGAGAGCGTCATGCCGGGCCTGATGGAGGTCTTCACCGGCAGCGATCAGGTGGTGCAGTTCGTCCCCGGTGCCCCCGGCGAGGAGCCGATCGCGCAGGAGGCGACCGATTATGTCACCCACTGCTTCATGGTCGAGAACGACGGCTTTACGCTGCTGCACTCGCTGATCAAGGACGCGCTGATGTTCCGCCTTGGCGGGCTGAGCGTCGACCTGGCCGAGAAGGAGGACATCCAGCGCATGCCGGTCCAGGGCATGCCGCAGGACGCCATCGACGTGATGCTGTCGGAGGCGGCCAACGAGCCCGACCCGCCCGAGATCGAGCTCGAACTGACGCCCGACCCGGCGGCGGAGCCGGGGGCGATGCCGGGCATGGACCCGGCGGCGATGTCGATGGCTGCTGCTGGCGGCCCGCCTGGAGCGATGCCTGGGCAGCCTGGAGCGATGCCTGGGCAGCCTGGAGCGCCGCCTGGAATGCCTGGGGTGCCGGGGCCAGGAGCGGGGCCAATGCCGCCTGGGATGCCGCCCATGGGGCCGCCGCCGCAGACGTTCAGCGGAACCATCGAGATCACCCGCAAGGTCCAGAAGGTGGTCGCGGAGAGCATCGCGCCACAGGACATCCGCTTCACGCCCGACGCCCGCACCCAGGACGAGGCGTCGTTCCTCGGCTTCATCCGGCGCACCACCGCATCCGAACTGGTCAAGATGGGCATGAGCCCGGACGAGGTCGACGACCTGCAGAGCGACCGCACCGACACGGGCGAGGCCGCCCAGCTCACGACCAACGCCTCCTCGCTCTACCGCGACGAGCGCGACACGGTGGGCGACAGCGAGCGCCCGCTGTGGCTGGTGGTGGCCTATCTGCGGGCCGATGCCAACGGCGACGGCGTCTCGGAAATGCTGCGCATCGTGTATGCCCACTCGGGCGGGGACGGGGGCCGCATCATCGAGTGCGAGGAATGGGAGGACGGTGTCGCGCCGATCGCGCTGGCCACGCCGATCCTGATGCCGCACAGCCTGGTCGGCCGCTCGCTGTTCGACCAGACGCAGGATCTGCAACTGATCTCGTCGGTGCTGACGCGGGGCATGCTGGACAATCTCTACATGTCCAACCGGCCCCGTCCGGCGGTGTCGGATGCGGTGATCCTCGACAGCCTGCTCGACTGGGTGCCGGGCTCGCCGATCCGCTTCAAGGCGGGCGCCAAGCCGGGCGACGGGCACATCGACTGGCAGAAGGTGCCGTCGATCATGCAGGACGCGCTCGGCGCCCTCGAATACTTCCAGACGGTCAAGGAGAACCGCACCGGCACGTCGCGCCAATCGCAGGGGCTGCAGGCCGACGACATCAACAAGACGGCGCGCGGCATGAACCTGCTGATGAGCGCGGCGGCGCAGCGCCAGAAGCTGATCGCCCGCGTGCTGGCCGAGACGGCGGTGGCGCGCATCTATCGGCTGGTCTATCGCGCCCTGAAGCGGGCGGCGATGGGGCCGACGCAGTACTGGGCCGGCAAGACGTTCAAGACGGTCGACCCGTCGAAGTGGCCGGACGACATGAGCCTGACGGTGAACGTCGGGCTGGGCACCGGCAACACGCAGCAGGAACTCGAGCACCTGCAGTTGATCGCTGCCGCGCAGCAGCAGTTGGTGTTGCTACAGGGCGGCAGCGCGACCGGCCCCTATGTGACCCCGGAGAACATCGCCAACACGAGCCAGAAGCTGGCCGAGAAGCTCGGCTTCAAGACGCCGGGCATGTTCTTCCAGCCGCCCGAGCAGGTGGCGCAGGCCGCCGCGCAGCAGCAGGGCCAGCCGTCTAAGCCGGACCCGGCCATGCTCAAGGTCCAGGCCGATGCGGCGGCGGCGGCGGCCAAGCATCAGGCCGACGTGCAGTTGGCGCAGCAGAAGCTGGTTTCCGACAACGCGCTGGCGCAGCAGAAGATGCAGGCCGAGTCGGAGCAGAAGCGCCAGGCGGCGGCCATCGACATGCAGTTGCGCCGCGAGGCGGCCGACCTCGAACTGCAGCTCGCCCGCGAGAAGGCGGCGCAGGACCTGCAGTTGGCCCGCGAGAAGGCGGCGCTCGATGCCGACCTGTCGCGTCAGGAGATCGAGCGCGAGGCGCAGCTCGAGGCGCTGAAGATCAGCCTGCAGCCGAAGCCGGGCAACATCGAACTCCAGCAGAGGCCTGTGTAATGGGCATCCGAGGGGTAAAGAAACCGCATCCTCTGGACCCCGGCTACGCGGGCGTGTCGCAGTTCCTGGCGCGTGGTGCCGCGGGCGTAAAGAGGCCGCACCCGCTGGGCAGCGTGCCCAGCCGCTCGGGTGCGTCGCAACTGACCGCGGAGAGCGGCGTCGCGAGCGTCACGGTGCCGGGCGTGAAGATCTCGGCCTTGCCGGCGGCTTCCGGTGGCACGGCCAGCGACCAGTTCGAGGTCAACCAGTCGGGGACATCGAGGCGGATTACGACAGCCCAACTGGCAACCGCATTGCCGCCGGTCGACTGGAGCAGCATTACCGGCAAGCCGACCAGCTTGCCGCCCAACGGGCCGGCGAGCGGCGATCTTGCCGGCAGCTATCCCGGCCCGACCATCAAGCCGTCCGTTACCAACGGCCAGGTGCTGACGACGGTCGGCGGGGTGTCGGCCTGGGCGGCACCAACCGGCGGCGCACCATCTGGCGCCGCGGGCGGTGCATTGGCTGGCACCTATCCCAACCCGACGCTGGTTGGCGGCCCGTTGTCGAATTACGCGCTCACCAGCTCGATCCCGACGACCTTGCCGCCCAATGGCGCGGCGGGTGGTGATCTCGCCGGCAGCTATCCCAGTCCGACGATCAAGGCCAACGTCGCACTGACGGGCAACCCTACGGCGCCGACTCCGACCGCAGGCGACAACGACACCAGCATTGCCACGACGGCCTTCGTGCAGACGGCAGTTGCTGGCGCGGGCGGTGCTGCGGCCCTGGCGGCCGGCGCGGTGGGCTATGGCAGCGCCTCCAACGTGCTGACCGGCGTGCTGGCCGACTTTGCCTGGGACGCCACCAACAAGCGGCTCGGCGTCGGCACGGCAACACCCGGCGCACTGGCTCACTTCAACTCGACGGTCGCCGGCACCAAGGCTCTGATCGTCCGCGGCACCACGACCTCGGCGAGCCAGGATTACTTCGATGTCGTGCTCACCGATCCGACCGGCGGCGGCGGCAGCGCCATGCGGGTGATGGGCGGGGCCACCGGCATCAACCCGCTGTTCCAGGTCGACCGGGCGGGCGACACGCAGTTCTCAGGCTGGCTGCGGGCACTCTCGACGAGCGGGCTGGTGACCAACGGCGCCGACTACTTTGCCCTGACACTCGGCAACGGCGCGGGCGGCAACCTCGGGTTGTTCGCCGGCCTCTCCAACCCGACCTTCTCGACGTTCGGTTCCTACGGCTCGATCTACATGAACGGCAGCAGCCCCGGCCTGCCCTACTACAACAACAACGGCACGACCGGCTGGGACCGTCTGGTCGGCGAGACCAGCACGCAGACGCTCACCAACAAGACGCTGGGCACTGGCACGGTCCTAAGCGGCTACCTGCCGCTCGGCGGCGGCACGCTGACCGGCGCGCTCACCGGCACGACGGCGACGTTCACGAGTGAAGTCGTCGCCGGGAGTGGCCAGACAGCCTCCAATCCATCGACTTCGACCGGCCTCGGTGGGTCGATCAACCTGCAAGATACCGAGGCTCCCGCCGCAGGTGCCGGTGGCATGCTGATGTTTGCGTCTTCGCTTGGCAACATGGCAGCCATCAAGGGCTATCTCCAAGACGGCACCAGCAACACGCGGGGCGACATCATCATCGCCACCCGGCGTGCCAATGCCGATACCACGCTGACCGAGACGGCACGGTTCAAGTATGACGGCACTACGGTATTGGCGGGCGGCCTTACCGCCGCGGCCACCGTCATGGCTCCCGGCGCGCAGATCCAGATGGTGAGCGTCGAGACCGGCGCGGTGGCGACCGGCACGACGCTGATCCCCCTCGACGACACCATCCCGCAGATTACGGAGGGCACCGAGTTTATGACGCTGGCGGTCACGCCCAAGAGTGCCACCAGCAAACTGATCATCGACGTGACGTGCAATGTCGGCTGCGGTCTAAGCGCGACCGCCATGCACATCGTCGCGGCACTGTTTCAGGACAGCGGAGCCAACGCCATCGCGGCAACGGCAACGAAAATCAGTGATCTCAATTGGCCCATCAATTTCAAGTTTACCCATGTGATGACCAGCGGCACGACCAGCGCCACAACGTTTCGGGTTCGGGTCGGTCCCGCCGTTGCCTCGACCGTGACTTTCAACGGCATCAATAGCGTGCGCCAGCTTGGCGGCGTCATGGCGTCCAGCATCGTCATCCGCGAGGTCGCACCATGAAGTACAGAGCATTGCCGGTCGAGGTAGAGGCGGTCGAATGGCTCGACACCGACGAGAGCTGGGCTGCGGTCTGCGCGCTGGCTGCTGACGGCGAGGACATATTCTTCCGCAATGCCGACGGCACCATCGCGATCGAGACGCTGACGGCGCGGGCGCGGGCGGTGCCGGGCGACTGGATTGTGAAGGGCCAGGGCGAGATTTACCCGATGCCGGCCCCGACATTCGCGGAAAAATACGAGGCCGCGACATGAGCGACGACGGCGAGCAGAGATACCTGCGCGCCCGCGAGGTGCTGCGCGATGCCGGCTGGTGCTTCGACGAGTTCGTGGCCGCCGAGACGCGCAAGTGGCTCGCCAGCAACCCGGCCGACGCTGCGGCCCGCGAGGCAGCCTACTTGCGGGCGCGCGTGGCAACCGAGCTGAAGCTGCTGCTGGAGGGTGAGGTTACCGAATACGAAAATGGTCGAACGATGAAGGACCGCCGAAATGGCCGACGAGAATACCACGACCCCTACGCCTGAGAGCGCCCCGCAGGCCCTGCCTGAGATAACGAACGCCCACGAGGCCGCGGCGCTGCTCGACAAGCTCGATGCGGGCGAGGCCGCCGCGCCGCCCAAGCCGCCTGCGCCCGATGAGCCCGACCTCGGCAACGCCCAGCCAGAAGGCAACGAGGTCGTGCCCGACGACGGCGTGGACGACCTCGAGCTGCCGCCGGACGACGAGCCGCTCGAGCAGGATACCGCCGCGCTGAACGACGCCCCCTCGTTCTGGTCGGCCGAGGACAAGGCGGCATGGGAAACAATCCCGCCGCAACTGCGCCCGCTCATCAAGAAATACGAGCAGCAGCGCAACGAGCATGTGAAGGGCAAGGAGCAGGAAGCAGCGCGCATCCGCCAGGACGCGATCGAGTACGCCAAGCAGGCGGCCGATGTCGTCGTCAAGGGCGCCGAGTGGTGGCAGGCCAACGGGCAGACCTTCTTCAAGGCATTCGGCGACCGCTGGGCGCAGGTCAACTGGAACGCGCTGGCCGAGCAGAACCCGGCCGAGTGGGCGCGGCTCAAGCAGATGCACGAGGCCGAGGGTCACCTGCTGCGCCAGGCGCACGAGCGCGGCCAGCAGGACATCGCCGCCGCCCAGCGCCGCGAGCAGGCGCAGATCGAGGAGAGCAAGCGGGCCTCGCACGAGCAGGTCGCCCGCGAGCTGCCGAACCTCTACGGCACAGCCGAGCGGGCGGCCAGGACCTACGACACCATCGGCAAGTACCTGCTGTCGCAGGGCATCGACGCCCCGCGCATCAACGCCATTCACGAGGCCCCGATCATCAGGATCGCCACCAAGGCGTGGCTCTACGATCAGGCCAAGAACAGAGCTTCGACCGCTGCCAATAATCCCGCTGGTTACAGCGGGACTGGCACGGCGAATACCCCCGGCGCACGAACACCGTTGCGCGTCGCCCCTGGACCGGCCCCGCGGGCCGCTAACCAGACAGGCGAACGCCAGCGACAAGCTAGTGAGCGGATCCGTAAGGGCGGCTCGATCTCCGCGAGGGAGGCGGCGGCCCTAATGAGTTCACTCAAGCTATGAGGAGGGCCCGCACATGGCTGCGGCCACTGGCACTTTCATTTCCAACAATGCGGTAGGCAATCGCGAGAGCCTGCACGACATCATCAGCATCCTCTACAAAGACGAGTTTCCGTTCCAAGGCGTCATCGACGACGGGACGGCCGAGGCAACCTACGAGGAATGGCAGACCGACGACCTCGGCACCGCCAGCACGACCAACTTCCAGCCCGAAGGCAATACGGTCGTCGCCGCCAACATCGTGCCGACCGTGCGCGTCGGCAACCGCCTGCAGATCCTGAACAAGCCGTTCACGATCTCAGCAACGCAGGAGGCCGTGAAGCACGCCGGCCGCGAGAGCGAGATCAACTACCAGGCCGCACTCGCCGGCCGGCGCCTCAAGATGGACATCGAGGCGACGATCTCGCAGAACCAGGCGTCCCAGAGCACCGACCCGCGCAAGATGGGCGGCTACGAGACGTGGATTGTGTCAAACGCCGCTCGCGGCGCAGGCGGCACCAACGGCGGCTTTTCGGGCGGCAACACCGTGGCGCCCGGTGCCGGCACGCCGGCCGCCTTCACCGAGGCGATGCTCAAGTCGACCATCAAGTCCTGTTATGACAATGGCGGCAAGCCCACCGCCATGATCATGTCCTCGAAGCAGAAGCAGGTCTTCTCGACCTTCACGGGTATTGCCACGCAGTACCAGGAGCCCAAGGACAAGATGGCGACCGTCGTGAGTGCCGCCGGCCGTTACGTCTCCGACTTCGGCACGTTTACCGCGGTGCCGTCACGTTACGTCAGGCAGTCGGTGTGCCTCGTCGTCGACCCCGATCTGTGGCGGGTGCTGTACCTGCGGCGGATCAAGAAGGAGGAGCTTGCTAAGACTGGCGACGCTCGTTGCTTCCAGCTCGTCACGGAATGCACGCTCGAGAGCAAGAACCAGGCGGGCAGCGGCATCGTCGCTGATCTCTCCTAGAGCAACGGACGGGGAGGGGCTTCGGCCCCTCCACTTTCTCTTGTTCCTGGGAGGATCGGAATGGCGCGCAAGAAAACGCACGACGGCGACGAGCACGAGCACGACCACGAGGCCCACACCGACGCCGAGACGGTCGAGGTCGTGGTCGATCACGTCTTTCTCCCGATTGGCGAGGACGGCAACGTGCCGGCGGTCTGGCGCGAGGTGCCGACCGTCCGGGTTGGGCGGGGGACGAAGCTCACCATGCCGGCCGACCTGATCGACCTGCTGCCCGACAAAGTGGCGAGGACCGCATGACCAAGCGATTGCTCGGCTGGGACGGCGACCCCAATGGCACCGCGAAGTGGTGGCACGAGGACGGCGAGGGCTGGGCGGTCGAGACGGTGCAGGACGCGACGGCGCTGCTCGACCTCAACAAGGAGATCCAGAACCACCACGACACGCACTGGAGCGACCGCAGCGCCAAGCTGGTGGCGCTCATTCCGCTCATCATCATCGAGAAATGGCGCAACGAGCTGGGCATCGACTACTGGTCGAGAGACCCCGACATGCAGCGCAAGGTCGACGCGCTTCTGAACGATCCCGATTGGCGCTGGCTGCGGACGGACGGGAGCACCCTCTAGATGGCCATAAATATCACCAGTTACGGCGGCCTGCTCAACGGCACCCTGTCGTGGCTCGGCCGCGCCTCGACGGGCGAGGCCATCATCACCCCGCGCTTCGACGACATCCTCCTGATGGCCGAGCGGCGCATTTACTACGGCTATGCGACCGAGGATGTCGGCAACGCGCTGCGCTCGGACCCGCTGCGCATTCCCGAGATGGAGGTCGTCGACCCGGCCTTCCTGATGACGGGCACGGCCGAGATCGTGCGCGTGAGCGAGGATGCGGTGGTGCGCGTTACCGAGGAGGCGCCGGACATCACGGTGGCCACGGTCACCGACAGCCTGGGCGGCACGGTCGGGCAGCCTGACAACTTCCTCGAGCTGATCTCGGCGACCAACAACGGCGACGGCTGGCCGATCACCATCGTCGCCCAGCGGGTCATCGACGGCTACGGCCGGCATGCGGTGGGGCGGGTCGGGCTGATGGCGGTGAGCGGGCTCAATTTCCGCTTCCTCGACGCGCCGTCCGCCTCGGCAACGGCGACCTTGAGATATTTCCAGAAGCTCGCGACGCCGGCCGGCAGCACGAGCAACGACATCCTGAACAGCTACCCCGACGTATATCTCTGGGCTTGCCTCGTGGAGGCTTCGGTCTTTACCCAAGATGAGGCCGGCGCGGCGCGGTACATGGCATTATACAACACGAGCGTGCAGGGCTTGAACGCTCGGGCCCAGAGACAGAGTGCTTCGGCCGTGCCAGTGATGAGGCTTAGGGCGGGCCGCACCCCATGAGCGCGCTACGGCACATGCTTCCAGATAACCCTGCGCTTGATCTGGCTGACAAGCGCAGGGGAAATACCGAACTGTGCGCCGACCACTGCGCACGACCCAACGGCTTCTCGTATCTTCGGAATTTGAAGGTCCGTCAGCTTGGCCATGCCGTGGTTTTTGCCATAGGCCCAGTTGCCGCGTCCCTTGGCATCCCTATCAGCGTTATTGCCCGCAGGCGTGTCCGCGAACAGGTGCGCCGGGTTGCAGCACGCCGGATTATCGCAGCGGTGGCAGACGAACAGGCCTTTTGGAATTGGGCCACGGAAAAGCACATAGGCCAGTCGATGCGCCGGCATCCTTTGTTTCCCGCCGGGCAACATCAGTATGCCGTACCCTTTGTTGCAGGCGAGGCTCCCGGTCCACGGCCAGCAGGCGTCGTCCCCGCCGCTCTTGTCGACGTAGTGGTTGAAGCGTTGCTCCGCCGTCCAGTGACGGGGGCACATGAAGCGTTTAGGGGTGGTTTCAGCCATTTGCCTGCTCCTTCACAGCGGCGAGTGGTCAGGGCTGGAACCTTGCTGCGAGCTTGGTTCCGGCCCGTCTTTTCTAGCAAATGCTGCGTGTTTGCGGGAGGGGCTTCGTCATGGCCCTGATCCCCTTCGCGCAGTGGAAACCGGACCTTCCGGCCTTATCGGAATGGGCGCGGGAAGCGACCAACGCCGTGCCGGCCGCCGAGTCGTACCGGCCGTTCCCGTCGCTCGCCACCGTGTCCAGCGCGCTCACCGCCCGCGCCCAGGGGGCGGCGTGGTTCCGCGGCACCGAGGGCAACGCCCTGATGCTGGCCGGCGACGCCACCAAGCTCTACCTCCAGGACAACGACACGGCGTGGGCGGACGCCTCGCGCACGACGGGCGGCGCCTACGCTACCCCGGTCGAGGGGGCCTGGCGCTTTGCCCAGTTCGGCTCGCTGGCGATTGCCGTCAACGGCCTCGACGTGCCGCAGAAGTTCGACCTGGCGGCCGGCGGCACCTTCACGGCGCTCGGCGGCACGCCGCCCATCGCAGCCTACATCGCCATCGTTCGCGAGTTCGTCGTGCTGGGCAATCTCAACGCCATGGCGCAGCGCGTCCAGTGGTCGACCTACAACAACGCCGAGGGCACCTGGGGCACCAACCCCACGACGCAGGCCGACTTTCAGGACATGCCGGACGGCGGCGACATCACCGGCCTGGTCGGCGGCGAGAACGGCCTGATCCTTCAGGAGAGCGCGATCCGGCGCATGACCTACGAAGGTCCGCCGACCATCTTCAGGTTCGACAAGATCGCCAACGATGTCGGCTGCAGCGTGCCGGGCAGCGTCGCCAGCCTGATCGACGTGGCGTTCTTCCTGCACAAGTCGGGCTTCTACATGGTCTCGAGCGCCCAGAAGATAACGCCGATCGGGCGCGACAAGGTCGACCGCACGTTCTGGGCCGAGTTCGACGAGAGCAACGCGCACCGCTGCTCGGCGGCGGTCGAGCCGGTCGGCGGGCTCTACATTGTCGCCTACCCGTCGAACGGCAGCGGCGGCACGCCGAACCGGCTGCTGATCTACAACTGGACGACGGGTTTCTGGTCGCGGGCCGAACTCACCCTCGAGATGGTGTTCAACGGCATCACGCAGAACAGCTACAACCTCGAGCAGCTCGACGCCTTCGGCAACCTCGACACGCTGCCCTACTCGCTCGACAGCACGTTCTGGACGGGCGTGGTGTCGCTGCAGCTGTTCGGCTTCGACACGGCGCACAAGAGCGGCGCTTTCAGCGGTCCCGCCATGCAGGCGGCGCTCGAGACAGCCGAGATAAACACGGGGAAGGGCGGCACCCGGTCCGTTATCCGCTCGTGCCGGCCGCTGATCGACGGCGGGGCGCCGACGATTTCCATTGCCTCGCGTGAGACGCAGCAGTCAGCGATTGCGTATGGGGCGCCGGTCGGGCTGACGGCGGCCGGCATGGCGCCGGTCTACAGCTCCGGGCGCTACCACCGGATCCGGTGTGTCATTCCGGCCGGATCGACCTGGCGGCACGCGCAAGGAGTCGATGATTTGGACGTTCGCCCGGCGGGATACCAGTAAATGGCCATTCCGGCCCTTCCATCGACCGCCGACACGCGCACGATCAGCGAGCGTACGAACGTGCTGATCCGCGACTTCAACGGGCGGCGCACCGCGGTCACGGTGGCGACCCTGCCGGCCGATCCTGCGGTCGGGGAGCGGTGGATCGTGAGCAACGCCACGGCAGCGACCTTCGGTGCGGTCGTGGCCGGCGGCGGCACCCACGTCACCCCTGTTTTTTGGGACGGCGCGGCGTGGAGGATGGGATGACCGTCGTGGCCATCGACGCCAACGACCTCGGCCTGTTCTGGGGGCATCTCTGGCCATTTCTCGGACGGGCAGCGCAGCGGACGAACGGCGGGGATGAAGCGACCGTGCGCGGCATGATCGCAAGCGGCCACGCGCAAGCCTGGCTGGTCCTCGACGAGACCAGGTACATCGCCGCGGTGGTGACGCAGATCACGCTGCTCGACCCGCGCAAGGGCTGCCGGCTGTGGCTGATCGGCGGCTCGCGGATGAACAAATGGGCGCAGGCTTTCCTCGACAGGCTCGAGCCGTGGGCGCGGTCGATGGGCTGCTCGGTGATCTGGGGCATGCCGAGCCGGGCCGGCTGGCGGCGCGTCGTGGCGGCCATGGGCGGCGAGCAGATCGAGATGGACGGAAAAAATGTTTGGGCGAGGAGCCTGTAAAAATGGGAAGCGGACCCACTCCAGCGACGCAGACGCAGCAGACACAGTCGAACCAGTCGGGCTCATCGAGCACCGGGCCATCGCAATTCCTCGATCCGTTCCTGAAGCAGATCATCGGGAGCAGCGATCCAGGGAACAGCGGGGGCATAGCGGGTGCTATCAACCAGGGGCCTCCATCCCTGTACCCCGGCAGCTATACGGCGGCGCCCTCGGACTACACGAACCAGGCCATTGCCGGCATGGCGAACTATCAGAACCCGTATGCCGGGGCGAATACCGCTCTGACGAACGCCACGCTGCAGGGCGACTACCTCAACGTCGACAAAAACCCGTACTTCCAAGACGCGCTCGCGGCGAGTCTCCGGCCTGCCACCGAGAACTTCACCAACAGCGTCATCCCGGCCCTTCAGAGCACGTTTGCCGGCGCCGGTCGGCCGGGCGCGGGCCTTGGGCTGACGGCGCTGCAGACCGCGACGACCAACTTCGACCGTGCTGCGACCGACTCCACGGTCAAAGCCGGTGCGCAGGCCTACAGCGACGAGCGGCAACGCCAGCTCGCGACGCAGGGCATGCTGCCGCAGTTCCAGAGCATGGACGCCCAGCGCCTCGCCATGGGCGCGCAGGCCGGCAGCATGCAGGACGCCTATAACCAGAAGCTCACCGACGAGCAGGTGCAACGCTACAACTACGGCCAGACGGGCGGGCTCGACTTCCTGACCGGCCTCGCCCAGCGCCTCCAGGCGGCCTACCCCGGCGGCTATACCTCGGGCAGCAGCAACACCAGCGGCACCACCACCGGCACCGGCACACCGGCCAGCAACCAGGGTGCCAGCACGATGAGCACGATCATGGGCGGCGTCGGCACGGCGGCGTCAATTGCGAGCATGTTCGTATGACCACGGGCACGCCCTTCGACCGGCACGAGCGCGGCGCGCTGCAGTTCAGCGGCGGGAAGGACTCCCTCTCGCTGGTCTATTTGCTGCGGCCGTACTGGGACAGGCTCACGCTGTACCACGTCGATGCCGGCGATCTGCTGCCCGAGGTGCGCGAGATCGTCGACCGGGTGGCGGCCATGGTCCCCGACTTCCGGCGGATCGAGACCGACGCGGCGGCATGGACGGCGGTGGCGGGCCTGCCGTCAGACCTCGTGCCGACGAGCAGCACGCAGGCCGGAATGGCCATGGGCATGAGTCGGCAACGCATTGTCGATCGCATGGATTGCTGCGCGGCGAACCTGATACTGCCGATGCACCAGCGCATGCTGGAGGACAAGGTAACGCTGGCGATCAGGGGGACCAAGCGGGCCGATCTGCGGCGCCTGCCGGCCTATAACGGCGACACGACTTGCGGGTACGAATTGTGGCTGCCGCTGGAGAACTGGTCGCACGACGAGGTGTTTACGTACCTACGCGCCGTCGATGCGCCCGTCTGCCGCGTCTACGAGAACGCCGTCAATGCGCCCGAGTGTTCGACTTGCACCGCCTGGTGGTCCGAGGGACGGGCCGCCTACCTAAGCCGCTACCACCCCGATCTGTATGAGAAATACCAAGCACGCCTTGCGCTGGTTGCGGCCGAGGTCGTGCCGCACTGGCAGACGCTGATGAAGGAGATGAGCGATGGCCGGATTTAACCTGCCGATCACCCAGTACACGCCCGCCCAATTGGCCGAGATGGCGCGGCAAGCCTTCAAGCCGCCTGCGCTGATGGGCGGCGGCGGTGGTGGCGGCGGCCTGGGTGCCCTGCCGCAGTCTCCGGGCTTCAACCTCGGCCAGGGCATGGCCGGCGCGGGGCAGGGCCTCGGCGCGCTGGCGGGGCAGTTCGGCAAGGGACCGGACATCAACGCCCGGACGCGGGCGAGCGACGCCGAGATCGCGCAGTGGTCGAACATGGCCTCGCCATCGGACTACGCGGCGCTCAACAGGGTGACGGCGGGGCCGTCGATCGACAGCGAGATCGCGGGCTGGTCGAACTACGGCGGCGCTCGGGCTGACGGCGGCCCGGTCACGCCGGGCAAATACTACACGGTGGGCGAGCAGGGGCCGGAGACGTTCGTGCCCGACGTTCCCGGCCGCATCGTGCCGAATGGCCAGTACATCAAAGACTACATGCCGCCCAGCGGAGGCCAGTACATCAAAGACTACATGCCGCCCAGCGGAGGCCAGTACATCAAAGACTACATGCCGCCCAGCGGAGGCCAGTACGTCAAAGACTACATGCCGCCCAGCGGAGGCCAGTACGTCAAAGACTACATGCCCGAGCGCGACTTCTTCGGGGGCCGGGTGAGGAGATAGTCATGGCCGAAGCCGGCACAAATCCATATCTGGCCCTGCTCCAGCAGCAGGACACCGGGCCGACGTGGGCGCAGGTCCTGCAGAACATCGGCAACCTCGGCTTCGGCCTTGCCGGCGGGTTCGGCCAGGCGGCGGCCACCGGGCAGCCGACCATGGCCGGCATCGGGCCGGGGCTGATGATGGGCAACCAGATGAACGTCCAGGCGGCGAATGCGGCCGAGCAGGATCGGCTCAAGCGCGCCGAGATCGGGCTGAAGGCGCAGGAGTACGAGGACAAGCGGGCCGAGGTGAAGCGCAAGCAGGATGCGCTGGATGCCTATCTAAAAGCACCGGGTTTCAACATCACGCCGCAGGCGGGTCCGCTGTTCGGGCCGGGCGGGACGCCGTCGACAGGGACGCCGTCGACAGGCACGCCGCAGCCGGGGCCGGACCTCAAGACGGCAGGCGCACCGCTGGTCCAGTACCTCGTGGCGCAGCACAATCTGTCGCCCGTTGCAGCGGCGGCCCTGATCGGCAACCTCGGCTGGGAGTCGCCGGGCTTCAACACTTCGCAGTCGCACGACGGCGGCCGGGGCTTCGGCCTGGCTGGCTGGGATCCTGGTCGGACGGCCGGGCTGCAGGCGTTTGCCGCTGCCCAGGGAAAGCCGGTCACCGATCTACAGACGCAGCTCGACTACGCCGTCAGCGAGATGAAGGGCGGCACGGACATGGGCGCCGCTCGGGCCTATGCGATGCTGCAGCAGGCGCAGACGCCGGAACAGGCGAATGCCGCGCTGATGCATTTCTTCCGGCCGGCGGGGTACACGCCTGCAAATCCGACAGGCGGGCATGGGTTTGGTGGGCGCGTCGCCAACACGCGCGCCCTGCTGCCGCAACAGAGGCCGGTCGATCCAGCGACGGCGCCAGTGCCCGGCGTGGGGCCGGACCCCGACGCGGTGCCTGTAGCGCCGCCGGGGCCGCTGCCACGGCCAGGACTGGGGCCGCGGGCAATGCCGCCCGGCCCGGCGCAGGATGGCGTGCCGGTGGCGCAGGGGGGCGACACGGGAGAGGTGGTTCTGCCGCGGATCGGGCTGCCGTTCCCTGCACGCCCGCCCGTGGCTGCGCCGCCGGGCTCCGTGCCGTTTCCCGTGATCCCGGCAGGGCCGCCGCCGGGAGCGACCGTGATGCCGGGCGGCACGGGAGTTGATCCCAATGCGCCGGCCCCGTCGTTCATGCAGCCGACTCCTGGCGGACCCAACGTCGTGCAGCCGCAATATACGCCACAGCCGGGACAGCCGACCATGGCGCCGGGCGGTGGTCCTGCTCCTGCTGCCAACCCGCCGCCGACCTTTGTCCCACCTGCGCAGGTTCCGGTGCCGGCCGAGGTCGTCATGCATTTCAAGCGGCTCGCGGCCGTGGGACTCATAACGCCCGAGCAGTCCGAGAAAGCGATCTCGGACTACGGCACGGAACTCAACAAGCAGGTCCACGAGGCGGCGCGGGCGCAGTTTTCCGGGCAGGTCGAAATCTGGAAGCAGCGCGAGCAGGTCGCCGTCGAGCAGCGCAAGATCCAGGCGCAGGTCGAGGCCGAACAGCGCAGGATCCAGGCGCAGGTCGAGGCCGAACAGCGGGCCGCGGCACAGGAGCAGCAGAGGCATGAGCGCGGGCAAAAGGAGGAGGTTGTCTGGGTGCGCGGCGACGATGGTGTCGAGAGGGCCGTGCCCAAGGCGGACCTCAAGCCGGGCATGACGCGGCTGGATAAGCCGGCCGAGCCACCGGCTGGATACCAGCGGAAGGCTGGTGGGGAACTAGAGTTCATTCCCGGTGGCCCAGCCGATCCGGCGATCGCCCGGCGCAGCGCGCCGATGAACACCGAGCAGGCGAACGCGGCCAGCTTTGCGGATCGCATGCACGTCGCCAACCAGTTGCTTAATACGCTGGACGTGCAGGGAACCCATGCCAAGGAGCGGTTGTCCGAAATGGTGCCCGGCGGCGGCTATATGCAGACGCCGGAGTACCAGCAGTTCAAGCAGGCCAAGGAAAACTTCATCAATGCCCAGCTTCGCCGAGAGTCGGGCGCGGCCATCAGCGCGTCCGAGTTCGCCAAGGCTGAAAGCCAATACTTCCCGCAGCCGGGCGACAAGCCCGAGGTGATCAAGCAGAAAGCGGCCAACAGGCAGTTGGCATATGAAGGCATGGTCCGCGGGGCTGGTCCGGCCTATCAGCCGGCCGCGAGCGCGTCCGCGCCCAGCGCCAGCACGCCGCCGCAGACCGCACCTGCTCCCGCTCAGCCGGCCGGAGCCAACACCGGAAATGTTCCCGTTTACGATCTAAGTGGGAAGCGCATCAAATGACCGACGTATTCAATATCCAGCTTCCTGATGGACGCACGGTTGGCATTCAGGCCAACAGTCCCGAAGAAGCCGCGCAGGGTGCCAAGAATATCATGATGCGTGAAGGCCGCAGCGATCAGGGCACGGCGGGCGGCATCGACAACCTCGGGCGCTCGATCGCCAGGGGCGTGCCCTTCATCGGTGGACTGGCCGACGAGTTCGCGGCGGGTGCTGATGCCACGGTCGGCCCCTACGTCGACTGGCTGCTGAAGCAGGGCAACCTCGGCACTACGAACACCAGCACGGCGCCGACGTGGAACGAACGCTACACGCAGAACCTCGGCGGCGAGCGGGCACAGGACAAGGCTTATGACACGGCCTATCCGGTGACGAGCACGGCGGGCAAGATCGGTGGCGGCGTTGCCGGGACGCTGGCCGCAGTGCCGCAGGTATTGGCCTCTGCCGGCGGGTCGGGCCTGATGGGGGCGCTCAGGGCGGCCGGGGCGGGCGGCCTTTACGGGGGCGGCGCCGGCTTTGGCGAGGGCGAGGGCGGCTTCTTAAACCGGGCAGAGAATGCTGGCTTGGGCGCGGGGATAGGCGCCCTCACCGGAGGCGCGCTGAACCCGATCGCCAATATAGCCAATTCGGGTGTCCGTTACGGTCTCGAGAGCGGGCCTGGCCGATACCTCGCGGACAAGACCGGGCAGGCCGTCAACATGATGGCCGACGTGGTCGACCGCTTTGCGCCCAAGGTCGCGCCGGGCTCGTTGAGCGCGGCAGCACCTGAAGGGACCGCCGTCGCCGCTGACAGCGCGCTGACCCGTGTTGCCGACGCCCTGCGCAGTGCCGCACCCGACAGCAGCGAGGAAGTCCTGAAGAACGCCGCCGCGCGCCGGATCGGGGACGCCATTACACGGGGCGGCAATGACGTACCGGGCTTCAAACTGAAGATGGGCGAGCTGGGGCCTGGCGCCATGCCGGTCGACACGAACCCGATGACGCAGCGGCTGGCGCGGACGGCCTACATCAGCCCCGGCGGTGCGCCAGCGGTCCTCAACGAGGCGTTGGATGCGCGCAATCTCGGAGCGCCCAGCCGGTTCCGGGCGTCACTTGGACCGGAGGCGGACGTGCCGCCGATTGCCCAGGCACGGGAGTTCCTCGACCTCAACCGCCAGATGGTTGGGAAAAACGTATACGGGGCCATGGACGAGGCGGGCCTGAAGCAGACGCCCGCGCTGATGAACATTTACGAAAACCCGCAAGTGTCTGCGGTGATGACAAACGTGATGAACGCCGAGAAGGCCTCGCGGGCAGGAACCGACAGGCCGCCGGCCTCGCCGGTCGAGATCATGCACGAGGTCAAGCGGGGCATCCAGAACCTCGGCCTGGACCCCACCGGCAGGCCGGCCCCCGGCGCTTTCTGGTGGCAGCAGATGTCCGACGACTTCGTGCGCGAACTGAGGAAGGCGAACCCCAAGCTGGCCGAGGCTGATGACGCATACCGGCAGGCCACGTCGCTGTTTACCGCCCGCGATCCCCAGGCGGGCATCCTGACCAAGGGGCAGAAATTCATGGGCGGCGGCACATCGGAGGCCGGTATCGAGGCGTCGCCTGCCGCCCTGGCTGCCGACCTGCCGAAGTACGACCCGATGCAGATGCAGACCTTCAAGGTGGGCGCCACGAACACCATGAAGGACACCGCCGCCGACCCGGACGCGACCCGTGCCCTCGGCAAGAAGATCCTGACCAACGATCTGATGCGCGAGAAGCTGCCGCTGATCTACGGCCCCGATCGCTTCGCCGCGATGGAGCAGGCCGCAAAGTCTGAGAAGGTCTTTTCCGGCACCGACCGGGTCGTCCGCGGCGGCTCGGATACGGCGAGCAAGCTGCTATCGGCCACCGATGACGCCTTAAGCGGCGGCATCCCGATGACGCCGCAAGGCTGGGCCAGCAAGCTCATACACGCAGGCGTAGACCTCTATAACAGGGGCAAGGCCGGCAACGAGGCCGTGCGCGAGCAGATCGCCAGGATGCTCACTCAGAGCGGGGCCGACGCCAACGAGGAACTGATCACCCGCATCGCCGCGCAACTCAGCATGGAAGCGAAGCGACCCAGGGTCATCCAGCGTGCCGTCATCCCCGGCGTGCCAGGGCAGGAGTGAGAACATGGACATCGCAGCCGCCAACTGGAACCAGGCCGATAATTCCAACACCGCTGCATCACCAGACGGTTTGCCTGAAAATTGCGCGCCTAGCGGCGTGAACAACTGGGCCAGGGCGACGATGGGGGCCATCAAACGGTTCTGGAAGCGCAGTTCGGTCATAGTCACGACGGGCTCGAGTTCAGCCTACCTCGTGACGCACACCGTTCCGCCCGCGGCTCTCGCGGACGGCGAATGCGAGCTGATCCAATTTCATGCCGCCAATACTGCCGGGGCGACGCTGAACGTGGGCGGCCTGGGGGCGGTGCCGTTGCACTACTACGCTGCGGGCGCGTGGCGGCTAATCCCTAACGACTTGTGGGGCGCCGACTTCACGTCACGGGTGGCGTACAACGCCGCCGCCGCCGCCTATCGCCTGCTCGATCTACCTGACAGGACGGGCGAGGTCGTGACCTTTGCCGGCGCGACCGTGCCGCACGGGTCGTTGCTGTGCTACGGCCAGGCGATCAGCCGGACGGCCTATGCGGGACTCTTTGTGGCGTTGGGCACGGCGCATGGAGTGGGGGACGGCACGGCCACCTTCAACCTGCCCGACATGCGCGGTCAGGTAGGGGCCGGCATGAGCAACATGGGCGGCAGCGATGCCGGCAATCTGACCGGCGGCGCCACGCTGGGGGCGGGGCTTGGCGTCCAGAGCACGTCTACGACCGGCAATGCTTCCATCAACGGTCCAACTCAGGGCCCGAACAATGTCACCGGGACGAACAATGGGGCCACAGGCGATTTCGCCACGGGAATTCACGCTCACAACATCAGCCTGAACGCCCCGGTCACCACCGCATTCTTCAGCGTCGTCCAGCCGACCCGCGTGCTGAACTACATCATCCGCGTCTAGCCGGGAGGCTGCCATGATCGACGCCGTCATCTACGCCCTGATCTCGATCTGTGTGATCGTTCTGGTCGTCTACCTGGTGATATGGGTTTTGGGTCAGATCGGGGTGCCGCTGCCTGCGAATGTGATGCGCGTTATCTGGGTCATCGTCGCCCTGCTGTGCGTCCTCGTGCTGTGGCACCTTCTGTCCGGTGTCGTCCATGTTCCGGCCCTGCGTTAAGCGGGCAGGCGGAGCATGAGTGGACAAGCCACCGTTCGATCCGGTCAGGGCTGCGTTCTGGCTGATCGCGTTTGTCGTCGGCATCTACGGCGTGGTGATCACCGCCTTCGCCGTGGCCTGCGTGGTTCATGCCACCGCCATCATCAGCGACAGCGAAATCAGTTGCGATCCGCACAACAGGTTGATGGGCCTGCTCGCGGCGGCGCTGGCGGCGGCGCTGGCCTTCGCCGGCATCCGGCGGGACGGCAAGGACAAGTGACATGACCTTCGACCGACCGCACAGCCCGGAAGATTTGGCCGCCGCCCTTCAGTACGCGCTCGACCATGGCCGGCTCCTGACACTCGATCCCGACACGCGGCTGACCCTCGACCGCACGCTCGACTTCACGCTGCGCGGTGGTCACTACTTCGAGAACGGGCTGGAAGCCTACGGCGCGCACTTCACCTGGAAAAGCGACGGCCAGTACGGAACGCCGATGTTCCGCTTCCAGACCGATGGCGAGGAGAACAAGAACTTCGTCTTCCGCGGCGTGTCGGCCTACGGCGACGGCTATGCGGCGCCGCCTGCCAACTTCCTCGAGGTGCGCGGCTCGAGCGGCGCGGCGGTGCGCAACTTCCTGGTTGCCGACTGCACCTTCGAGCACGTCCAGAACGGCATCTACCTGGAGGGCGAGGTCTTCGAGGGCTTCATCGTGCGGCCCAAGGGATCGTACTGCAGGGACAACGGCATCTGGGTCCGTCAGGGCTACGAGATCCCCGGCATCATGAGCAACATCTTCATCGAGAACCCCAGCCTGCGCACCGGGCCGGCCAACCTGGGCGAGGCTCGCGGCATCTTCTGCGACGCCTGCGCCTCGGTGCTGATCCGGGGCGGCAACTTCATCGCTCTCGACGGGCCGGCGATCCTGGCACCGATCGGCGTCAAACTGGTCTCCGACTGCTCCTACGAAAACGTCGGCAACACCGGCCACGCCGCCATCGTCGTCAGCGATAACTATTTTTACACCACCATCACCAACATCGACGCGTCCAACACCGGCGGGCAGATGACCTACGTCCTCGACTACGGCGGGCGCGAGGACAATCTTAACTTGGCGAATATCAATCTCTACAATTGCGAAGTGCTGAAACCGCAGGAGGCAGCCTGATGCCCAGCGAGCAACTCAGCGAGCACTTCACCTTGGCCGAGTTCGTCTACTCGCAGACCGCCTCGCGCATGGGGCTCGACAACACGCCGACCCCGGAGGCCCATGTCCACCTACAGCAGCTTGCTCAGGTCATGGAGGAAGTCCGCGACATCTGCGGCGCTAACCCCGTCCAGATCACCAGTGGCTACCGCAGCCCCGAGGTCAACGCAGCCACCGGCGGGTCCAGTACCAGCGCCCATATGTCCGGCCTCGCGGCCGATTTCATCGTGCCAGCCTTCGGTACGCCGCTCGAGGTCTGCCACGCGATCGAGCCCTATCTCGACACGCTCGGCATCGACCAGCTCATCCACGAATACGGCGACTGGGTTCACCTGGCGATCACCGTGAACATCGACGACGCCCGCTGCGAGTGCCTGACAATTACAAACGCCGGGACCACCACCGGCTTCGCCTGAAGGACAAACATGACGAAAAATATAACCAGAATTATAACCGCCCTCCTGCTGCTGCTCACCGTTCCCGCCAATGCCCAGCAGAAGCCGGAGGCGCCGAAGGGCAGGATCGCCGGCCATACCGGCATTGTCCGGCCGCAAGCCACTGCCGGGACGACGAGCATCACGTTCGGGCTCAATGGTCACGACGGCCGCGCCTACTATCCGCTGGCCGAGGTCGAGCAGCGCATGCAGTGGATGCAGGCTAATCACTTGACGCTGTGGCGCACCGACGTCGGCACGACGAGCTTCGACATCCTCGACAAGGTCGTGCCGCTGGCCAGGAAGTACGGGATCACGGTGCGCCCCATGTTGTATCCGGGGACACAGGCAGCGACCTACACGATTGCGAAGAGATACGCCAACGACATCAAGATCTGGGAGATCGGCAACGAGCAGGACGCACCGAAGCAAGGCGCCCAGGACCGCATCAACGCCATGCTGCCAAGCGTGCGTGGCGTCGAGCAGGCCGAGGCCGAGCTGCACGCCGGACTGAAGACCACCATCAACATCATGAGCTGCAACAACGACGCCGCCGAGTCTCAGTGCGCCGGTGATGCCTCGGGCGACGGCTGGTTCCTGGACATGGCCAAGGCGAGCGGGTGGAACTTCAACTACGTGAGCTTCCACTATTATCCTAGGCAACACGACGTTGGCTATTGGATGGACAAGTACCTCGGCCAGGCCAAGGCAGCGTCGAAGAAATTCGGCGTGCCGATCTTCTTCAACGAGGTGAACTGCGGCGAGATTTACGACGGCAACACCGACGGCGGCGGGACCTGTGTCACGGCGCTGACGCAGGCGCTCAACGAGGTCATCAACAAATACAGCGACGTGTTTGCCGAGGTGGTCGTCTACGAGATGCTCGATCAGCCCGACATGGCGGGCGTCGAGCGGTTCTTCGGCGTGTGCTACGTCGTCGGCAACTGCAAGCCGACCGCGGCGACGGTGGCTCAGTTCGGGGCGATGTCGAGCGGTGGTACGCCGCCCGACCCCGGCGGCGGAGGCGGCGGCGGCGGAACACCGACACCGCCGCCCAACTACACCGGCACGGTCAGTGGCACCCTAAACGGCACGTTCACCGGCACCGTCAACCTGACTCCGGTCAAGTGACGGAGCTGTTTGTCTGGTTGCCCTACCTGCTGATCGTGGTCGGGGTCGCCATCATCCTGTTTCTGGCGTTCCGGTAGCGTCTGTCATATGCCTAGCGTAGCGTGCGCCAACCTGAACCTAGGGAGATCCTCTCATGCCAGACGCCAAGCTAGTCCATGTCACCAAGGTCGAAGGCGGCGGCGACCTCTATCTGCTGCGGCCGTTCCATGCGACCGATCCGGGCTTCGGTGTCGGTGGCGGGGGCGGGCGGCCCGACCAGGGCCTGCCGGGTCATGGCGGCCATCCCGGCAACCGTCCGCCGCACAACCCGGCCTTCCCCGACAACAGCCTGCCGAGCGGCCGTCCGCCGGTCGTGGCAGCGGGTGAGACGCTGATCCTCGTGCGCGATCCCGAGGGGATCTGGCACTATGCGTCGCTCGACGCCAGCACGCCGCCGCCCAAGCCGCTGCCGACGCCACCGCCGGACTACGCCACCGGCCAGCCGGTCCCGCCGGTTCCGACGCCGACCTGAGTCCCCGTCGCAGCCCGGCGGGCGTCGCAGTCCGCCGGGGTGGGGCATGATTATGGAAAATGCCCGATACGCCATGGGTTGATAGAACGGGGGCGGAACTCAGGCATGGTGCGTAATGGGGATGGTTTGCCGAATTGACGCCAAATCAAGAGGATGGCCGGGTTGGGTCAGTCCAGTTATCGTATATTATATAGTTCTGCCAATTTCTCGGCGTACACCGCGCCTTGTAGTACTTCAAATCAAGAGCGTGGCTTCTTCGGCTTCCAGTCGCCGTAAGGCGTGCGCCCATTGAACCGAGAGAGGGCGCGGCCGAGCGAGGCAGCTTCGTTGCGCGCTTCGATCCGCTGCCTGGTTGAGCCTAGATCATGCTGGCGGGTCTTTTCAATAATCGCCCGCATGCCGGCAATTATCATCTCGGCCTGGTCGCGGATCTTCATGGCCGCGCCGGGACCGCCGCCGAACGTGAGGCAGATCTTCACGTCCTTGGTCTCGGCCTCGACCTGCTCTGGCGTGTAGAGCGGGAAGCGTTCGGCCTGCTCGGGCGTCTGCCCGGCCAGTTCCTCGTCGCTTGGCAGGCCGTCCATGCTGGTCTTGCTGGCGCGGTTTTTCCGCCACTGCGTGGGCCGGTAGGGTCCTGTCATGGGGTCGCTCATCCTGCCTCCCTTTCCTCCGCCTGGAACCGCACGCCGTTCTCGGCGCCATTCATGGCAGCGACGCCCATAGTTTCCGTTTCTTGATGTAATAGACATAGGATGGGTGGCACCCTAACTCGTCAGCAATCTCTCTCACCGGGCGTGGGTCGGCTCGGATGGCGAGGATTTTGTCCGGTGTATGCCGCACATTTGGATTGCGCGTTCCCTTCATCGAAGGCTGGCGTCCTTTGGCGCGCTTATCCGCATCGTTGATGGCGTGATCGCCCAGGAACAGATGATCGGGATTGCAGCACGGGGGATTGTCGCAACGATGCAGAACGAATTTGCCATCTGGAATGGGGCCATGCGCGACTAACCAAGAGGCACGATGTGCGAGCCAGAGTTTTTTGGCATGCCGGACACGGCCATAGCCTTTGAGGATCGTCCCGGCGGTCCATATCCAACAGCCGTTCGGGCCATTCTTGTTCATCCGCCGCTCCAGTTTCTCACTTAGGGGCATGTCGTTTGGAAACCTGATGTGCTTAGCCATTCTGCTGCCCTATGAGCGTGATGCCGTTGGATGCAGCCCATGCGTCGATGTAGGAAAGCAGGCTGCTCGCCCGCTCCTTGGTCATGCGCGAGGATTGCTCGCGAAGCTGGACGAGCCCACGACCTTCCAGGTCTGGAACGAGCCGAACGCTACCGCCGCTGGTAGCGATGGCATGAGAAACGACGAACAGGGCTTTATAGTCCCCCGCCGTCATGTCGATGCCGTTCCAGACTGGCCGCGCTTTGGCTATCTGCGAACAGTATCCGTGAAGCGCCGAGTTCTGGTCGAGCGATCGGCCGGGCGGGGATACGGTGACGACATAGCCCGGCTCGAGAGTCAGGATGAAGGACCCTACCCAAGCTCGGTTTTGTTCCGTCAACGTGTAGCGTCGTCTCTCGGGTGAACTCATGGGTGCCTCTATCGCTTCATTGGATGGAAGGCCGGGGTTGAGCCCCGGCCCGTCCCCTCGTTCGTCTAGAGATGGTCGCCCATCAGTTCGTCGTCGCCGAGGTCGGCATAGCGCAGGACCAGTTCGGACATCGCCTTGTATTCCTTGCGGAACTCGCCGAACGTCCATTGGCCCAGAAAGCGCCCATCGCGCATCTTCGTCTTGACGGTCAGCACGCCCAGCACGGCCGTCAGCATCTCACCGACCTGGGGCGTCGAGGTGGTTGGAATTTCTCGACGCCGCTTCTGCACTTGGGCTTCGAAGCCCGGATCGAGATACCGCCGGTTCTGCCGGAACAGGCACTCGAACCCCTCAAGCACGACGTTCTCGTGCTCGACGCCTTTGGGATACAGCAGCGACAACATCTCCTGCGCCAGCAGGGTGCTGTCGTAGTCGTCGAACAGATGCGCCTCGTCGCGCTTGAGCTGCTCGGCGTGCTGGCTGAACGACAGCGAGCGCCGCTTGAGCGGCGAGCGTTCGGCCTTACCAGTCGAAGATCTGCCCTGTGCGTTTGGCATATTCCAGCCTCCACTTGAATTGGTCATAGAACCGCTTCACCTCGGCATCGCTTGCGCTCCAGATGTCGATGTGGCGGCGGATCAGCCGCGTGGTGTGCGGTCCCATGGCCATGAGCGAGCGCAAGTCTCTGCGGGCATCGCGGGCATAGGCCCGGTACCATGCCGAATATTCGCGTCCGTAGCGGCGAGCGGCCTCGCGGAAAACCGGGTCGTCCCAATAGCGGTCGTTCATGACAGCCCCTAACGGAACGTGGCCTGAATTTTCTCAAATATCCGCACGCCAGGGATGGCCCCGGCTGCCTTGTCGATGGTGGTGGTTGCCTTGAGCCCGGCGACGCGGGCTTTGACCGCTGCGGCGTTGACCTGCAGCAGCTCGCGGGGCAGGGCGTCCGGGTCGACGACCTCGAAGTCCCAGCGGACGGCCCCGCTGACGGCCACGGCGCCCCCGTCAGCGACGCGGGTCATGGCGGCGGGCTTGGCTGGCTCGGGCGGCGGCTCGTCGAGGAACGCGGCAAAGCGGGCCTCCTCGGCGGCCTTCTCGCGGGCCATGGCCAGCTTCGTCGCCTGCCAAGTGGCGGCCTGGGTGGTGATGGCCAGAACCGTGGCATCGAGGCCGACCCGCAACGCCCTGAAGAAAGCGTCGCAGGTTCGGCCGCCCTCGAGCCAGGGCTCCTTCTCAGCCTTGAACGCGGCGGCGACCCGGCTCTGCAACGCCTTGAGCGAGAGCGCCACGTCGCGGGCGGCCAGGATGTCGTCGTCGCTCTCGATGCTGATGCCGAACATGGGCGGCATGGTCGCGAGGGCGTGGGCGATCTCGGCGCGCAGGTCCTCGTAGTCGAGGGCGAGCCGATCTTGCAGTGGTGGGGCGTTACTCAGCGCGTCCATCACGCTCCCCCCACCATTGCGCGGGCCTTATCAGCCACGTCGTTGTAGACCTCGAAGAACCGCTCGAATTCGGTCGGCGCGTGGTCATTGAGGAATGTGATCTGCTCCTCGTGGTCGGCCAGGAAGCGCGACAGCGAGTCGACCGACTGCCCGGAGAGCCGCAGCGTGGCCGCAGCGTTGTCGACCCATGCCTTGGCCTTGGCGGCGATCTTCTGGGCGCGCTCGTCTTGTGTCGGCGGCTTGCCGGTGGTGCCCTTGCCGCGTTCGTTGTCGATCAGGTGCTCGTCATCGTTTGCCATGCGCCGGCCGTTGGCTGACGACTGGCGCGGGCCGGGCGGGCGGAAGTCGGCGCCGCCGCCGGCCGAGCCGGGCACGCCGGGCTTGTGCGAGACTGCGCCCTCGCCGTCGTCATCGTCGATCGGGGCAATGCCGGTCACGGACATCAGCGCATAGCGGCGTCCATAGGTGATGGCTGACCCGACGCCCTGTGCGTCCATCTTGAGGACCGGCAGCCATAGAACGTCGGTCATGTACTCGCCGCTGGAGTGAACCAGCATCGTCTCGACCTCGACGCCGTTTCTGGTCGTGCGCGGAAACTGCACGATGGCCAGGCCGTTGTCGGTGAGCGGCTTGCGCACGGCATCCCAGATACTCGCCAGGTCGGCGTAGGCATTTTTGAAGTGTGGGTTGGTGCTGTCCTTCTTGGCGCCGCCCATGGCTGCCTGCGCCTTGCAGAGCGCGGCGGCGAGCTTGGCGATCTCGGGCGAGCGACCGCGGTAGACCTCGCCAATGTCAGGGATGTTGTCGTCGGACATGTCAGTTGCCTCGTGCGTTGCGCTGGATGGGTATGGGCTGGATGGCTCGCCGGCAGGCCAGGACGGTGCCGCTGGGCATGGCCTTGGCGGCGGACGCGAGGTCCAAATTGCAAGCGACCTCGCCCTGGACCGTGGCGTAGTTGCCGCGCTGCGTGCGTAAGACCTGCCACTCGCCGTCGATGCGCTGCTGGAGCTGGTAGCCGGCGGTTTGGGCGCAGGTGGGGATGGCCGCTCCCAGCATCACCATCCCCACCGCCCCCAACAGGCCGGCAATCGCTGGGCGGGTCATTCATCCGCCACGAGAAAAAGGATCAGGAGCAGGATGACGGGAAGCCACGTCACGGCGCGACTCCGTTGCGGGCCTGCCCGGTGGTGAACGTCTCGCCCTTGGCCCTGTCGATGGCGGCCTCTGCCGCAGCCCGCACATTTGAGAAGTAGCGACCGAAGTCGCTATTGGGGCCGCAGGCGTTCCATTGCTTGGTGAACAACTCCAGCGCGGCCAGCATCTCGGCGGTGACGGCGATCTGCCGGTCCAGTTCGGCGCGGTAGCTGGCAATGACCCTCTGGTGCCCGGCGGTGACGGCCCGCAGGCGCAGGATCTCGTCTGCAGCCTCGCTCATGAGTGTGTTGGCTTGGTCGATGATGCTCATCTCTCGGTTCCCTAAAAACAAATCGAGCAGGTGCAGTGGTTGTGCTTGCCGCTCTCGCAGTTCGGTGATGCGAAGTGGCGAGGCGCCATCTGGCCCTTGTTGGCCTGGCAGTAGGCGCAGTTGTCGATCTCGTCCTGACGCGCCTTGGCCGCCAGCCGCAGCAGTTCGATGTGTTCCTGTTCGGTCATCGCCACGGCTGCCAAATCAACATGATGTCAACCAGGACGAAGGCCACGGCTGACCAGATGGTGATTTGTCGTTCCCGGATTTTGGCCTTGCGAAACCGTTGGCGATCTTCCCATTCGCGGCGCCATCCATTCCTGAGAAGCCAAAGGTCGTACTGGTGATTAAGGTTCATCGCCCGGCCCCGAGGATCAGGTCGTCCAACTCGCTCATCTCAAGCGGCGGGGCGGCGACCTCGCCCACGTCGTCCAGATCGCGGTTGATCTGGGCCATCAGGTTCGACAGCTCGTCCCGCAGGCCTTTTGCGCTGTCGACGATGTAGGCGGCCGGCATTCCGGCGTGGGCGCAGGCGGTGAGGAAGCGCACGCCCTCATCCAACAAGGAGTCGCAGTCGGCGCGGCGCTCGGCGGTGGCCGCCAACGTGAAGCGGCGGGCGATGGTGTTGAGGCGGGTGCGCTCGGAATTAGTTGGGAAGGCTTTAGTCATGGCTCAGTTCCTCCGCCGTGATGCCAGCCGCTTCGGCTTGGGCGATGACAGCAAACGCCATCCCGCGCAGATCGGCAGGCGTGTCGGGGTCGTTCGCGACTGCTATCAGTGCGGCCAGCATGGTGCGGGCGGCGGCGGCGCGATCTTCGGTTTCCATGGACGCGGCCCAATCTGTAAATGTTGTCATGGCTCCGGTTGCTGGCGGATCGGGGAGGCTGGCGGGCCGCCCCTCACCGTGAGCAACCGCTCAGTTGCAATAGGTCGTGTTGCCGACGCGGGTGCAGCTATAGGTGCTGCCGGCGCCGCTGCAGTAGGTCGTGTTGCCGACGCGGGTGCAGGAGGTCTGGGCATGGGCGACGCCCACGATGCCGGCGACGGCGACTGCCGCGAGGATGAAAAGTCTGAACATTGCTAGCTCCCTGTGTTGGTTAACGGGAGCTTATGTAAACCCATTAATGGGTAGGTGCAACCCACAAATAAGTAGCTACCCATAAAATAGTATGGATAACCTGTCGCACCCCTGGGGTGACCCTATCGGCGCTCTCTCAGTTTGAGATACCGCAGCAGCGCAAAAACGGCTTCTTCCTGGGCCGATCCTTTGGGCATGCTGGCCGGATCGTAAATCTTATTCATCAGCAGGTTAATCATCTCCTGCTGCGGTTCGCCGGAATAGCTTATGAAAACGTCCGGTGTGGACTTTGCCCGGCTCTCGATGGGCGGCGGCTCACGTTTGCCTATACCCGTGTCAAGCCACATCGGGGAAACTCCCAAGGCCCGTGCGAGATGGAGCAGACTCTTAGGCTGCTTTACGATCCCGGCTTCGATATTGGCGACGTTCTGCTGTGATAGCTTTCCGCCAAGTTTCGTCACCGTCGCCGCCAATTCAGCCTGTGACCATTTCTTTGCCTCCCGCAGCTCCCTCACTCTGTCGGCTATCGTCATGAGGAATAGTTTATTAACAATAGCTACCCGTTTGCTTGTTGCGTGTAAACCCAGAAATGGGTTACATTGCCACCCATGCAACAAGATGAAACCCCTTTTGAGAAGGCGTGCCGCCTTGCCGGCGGTCAGGCCGCTCTAGGCCGCAAGATAGGCCGCAAGCAGCAGACAGTATGGAACTGGGCCAAGCGAGGCGAACCGCCCGCTGACCAGTGCCCGGCCATCGAGAAAGCGATCGATGGCAAGGTCACGCGCTACGAGCTGCGCCCTGACGTGTTTGGTGATCCGCCCAAGTCCAGGCGCAAGGCCACCGGCCGAGGCCAGAGCATGGCTGCGTGATGAACCCGCTCTGCTGGGCGGTCCTGATCGCTCTGACCGAGCTGGAGCTGGCGGCGATCATCTGGGTCGTGTGGTCGAGGCTGTGAAAGCCTTATACCGCCCCGACCACGGCGCCCGCTGGGTCGATGTCCTGATCGTCAGCCGGCACCCTGGCGGGCTCGTCCTGCGCGAGGTCGGGCGGTGTTTCGCTGGGCATTTTCTCGCCAGATTGGATCAGGTCCGGGTGGGGGCAGCAGCCGGGTTCTCGCCAGGTCCGCGGCGCGTCACACGATGCCCGAAGGGGCAGCCTAAGTGAGCCGCCTCGCACTGTTGTCGCCATCCGAGAGGCTCGATCTCCTCGCGGAGGATTGCCCTGCTACCGGCTGCCGGCTCTTCCTGGGGTCGCTGGATGCTGATGGTTACGGCAAAATTTGCATCAACTACAAGAAGTGGCTCGCGCATCGCCTCGTGTGGACCATCACAAACGGGGACATTCCCGCCGGAATTTACGTCTGCCATAGCTGCGATGTCCCGAATTGTATCAACCCGGCCCATCTTTGGCTGGGCACGCACGCCGATAACATGGCCGATCGCCAAGCGAAGGGGCGGCAGTCGAGGGTGCGCGGAGAGCAGAGATACTGGAACGCAAAGCTTACGGCGGCGCAAGTTTCGGTCATCCGAACTGACAACAGGGTGCAACGGGTTATTGCGGCCGAGCACGGTGTTTCCAGATCGCTTATAGGCGCCATAAAGCAGGGAAAACATTGGGGGTTCGCGTGATTACCGAGAGGGGGGCCGGTCACGCTGCCGTGCCGGCTTCTAACTCCGCCAGCGGCGACACACTCTCCCCCGTCTCGTCGCTGGCGCTTTTTCTTCGCGGGGACGGGACGTGACGCCGACGGCCGCCCTTTTGGCCGAGGTGCGCCGGCTGCGGGCCATGGGCGAGGACGGCCGGGCGGCGGCGGCCCTTGCATTGAGATCGGCGCGGCTAGGGCGACGGCCCGAAAATCCCACCAGTCTGCCGCCGGGGTCATCCGGTGGGCTGGATCCGCTCGGGGTCGGGGCTGCCGCGTCGACTGATGCCGCGATCAAGTTCGTGCTCTACGAGCTCGACGCCGCGGTGGTGGCAAGGGGCGGGGGCTCGATCTTCGACTGCAAGCCGCGGGGGACGCTGTCGGCAGAGGCCGAGCGGCGGTTCGAGGCGTGGGTGTCTGGGACGCCGAGGAGCGACAGGTCGCTGTCTGACAGCGACTCCAAGGACGAGCGGTGATCCGCGTCATCGTGGGCGACGTGCGCGAGAAGCTGGCCGAATTGCCGGAGGAGAGCGTGCATTGCGTCGTGACCAGCCCGCCGTATTTTGGGCTTCGGGACTATGGCGTAGTTGGGCAGATCGGCCTCGAGCCCACGCCGGCCGAGTTCGTCCAGGTAATGGTCGAGGTCTTCCGCGAGGTGCGCCGTGTGCTGCGCAAGGATGGCACATGCTGGATTAACTTGGGGGATAGCTACGCCAGCGCCCCAAGCGGCAGTTTTGACAAGGGGCAACGTGGCGGCGGCGCATTGGAGGGCGGCGGCTTTCGCGCCAACAAGATTATTGACGCCACTAAGCTCGGATACAAGCCGAAAGACCTTATGGGAATGCCATGGCGCGTGGCCTTCGCGCTGCAGGCCGATGGCTGGTACCTGCGGCAGGACATCATTTGGAGCAAGCCCAACCCGATGCCGGAGAGCGTCACCGACCGCTGCACGAAGGCGCATGAGTACCTGTTCCTGCTCTCCAAGAGCGCGCGCTATTTTTATGATCAAGAAGCCATCCGCGAGGACTGGACGAGCGGTCGCGATGACATGCGCGAGAATGGCGTTCGCACAGGAACGGCCTACCTCCAACAAGGGCCAGTTGCGAGCAATTCGGTCAAGTCGAAGAAGCCAGACGGTTGGGATACCGGGGCAGGCGGCCACGGAACTGTGCATCGGGCAGGCCGAGAGAAGGGTGAAGCGGCTGAGATCGATCCGAGCAAGGGCCGCAACCGCCGCTCTGTCTGGACTGTCGCGACGCAGCCCTTTAGCGACTGGACACCCACCGTCCAGAGGGTGCGTGTGGCAGCGGATGCTCCCGACGATGGCAAGAAGCGCACAACGTCTCCAGATTGCCCAGTACATGGGGATCGCGCTGGCCTTTCCGCCACGGTACCCGATGATGAACATGCAGCCGCTCCGTTGCCCCACAGCGGAGGCAGGATCGATCTCTTTCAAGTGCAAGCTGTCGGTTCCGTTCCCACTGACCCGCACCCCGAAGCGGAGACTGCCTTACAAAATTCGGATTTGCTGGACCAATCGTGTGCGCCTTCTGCCAAGCCCCATAGCAAACGAAGCCGCAAAACGGGCCGCGTTCATGAGACCAGTCTTTCATGTATGCCTTGCGCTGAAACGTCTCCCCGCACTGACGACACGTCAGCGCCACATGGGCTTTCTGATTTGGCTGACCGCATGCCCGAGAGCAATACCGTGCAGGGCGAGTTGGTCGATAGTCCCAGCAATCAAACGGCTTGTGGCAGCGTTCGCACACCAGACGAACAGGCGTTATCCTTGGCATCCGGTCTCTCTCAATGCACCTGCGAATGGTACGTCGAAAAGACCAGCAAAACAAGCCACTTCGCCACCTTCCCGCCCGACCTGATCGAGCCCTGCATCAAGGCAGGATGCCCTAAGGGCGGCACGGTCCTCGATCCCTTCGGCGGCGCGGGCACCACCGGCCTGGTGGCCGACCGGCTGCAGCGCGACGCCATCCTGATCGAATTGAACCCGGCCTATGCGGCGATGATGACAGAGCGCATCGTCGACGACGGGCCGCTGTTCGCAGAGGTAGCCGGGTGAGGCGGGCGCACCCCGAGACGGCGCTGGCCCTTGCCGCGGCGCACTACCTGCGGCTGGCCCTGCGCCCGCCGACGACCTGGTTCGCGATTGACCACGGCGCCGGGCTGATGACGCCCGCGGCGGCGGGGCTGCTGAAGGCGAGGGGCGGCCGGCAAGGACTGCCCGACCTGATGGTTCTGCACCCGGCCGAGGTCGGCACCATCGTTGTCGGCATCGAGCTGAAAAGCCGCCGTGGCCGTGCCAGCGCCGCCCAGGTCGCCATGCAGAGGGAGTTCATGGCTGCTGATGCCGCCTATGCGTTCTGCTGGGATCTCGAGGACGTGCAGCAGGCGCTGCGCATCCACGGCATCCCCCTGCACGCCACCGTCGTCGGCAACGGCAGCCTGTGGCCGAGGAGGGCCGCATGAGCAAGGTGCGCCGCATCGACTGGTCGCCGGCCGAATGGCTGTCGGGCACGCGAGGCATGGGCATGGACGAGACGGCGGTCTACATCACGGTGATCAACATCATTTACGACTGGGGCGCCGCCTGCCCGAACGACGCAGGCTTCATCGCCGGCCAGATGGTGCGCAGCGGCGCGCATCCCCGACAGTCACATGCCGCCCTGGCCCGGCGCGCCCGACAGGCAGTCCTGCGACTGGTCGAACTGGGAAAACTGCATGTCACGCCCGACGAGCAGGGGCTGACCAATGGCCGCGCCGAGCAAGAGCTGAACAAGGCGCGCGAGCGGATGCGCGGAGCCGCCCAGGCAGGCATGGCCAGCGGTGGGGCACGACGGGTCAAACATCCAGTAGCGATCCAGTCGCAATCCAGTAGCGATCCAGTAGCGATCCAGTCGCAGCAGCCGGAATTGAGCCACATCAACGGCTTAGGTCGAACGTCCGTTCGGATCATACAACCACCAACCATCAAAGATCATGATACCGTGCCAGCGGTCAGTACTGATGCCGCGCGCGAGCCTGCGCCGGATTTGGAAGCTCCGGCCCGCGCGCATGCCGTGCTCGAACCCATCCGGGTCCCGAAAGCCGAGTCGCCCGACGCCAGGGCCACCCGCGAACGCCTGGCCGAGGTCACCGCCGCCAAGCGCGCCGCCTTCATGAAGCGGTTCCAGTGACCCGCGCCGAACTGCTCCACCGCGCCCGCCTGCTGTCGAGCGCCCGCGCCCAGCACCACGGCAGGATCCCCGACGACGCCGGCAAATGGTGGGAGCAGATCCAAGCCGTCGCCGCCGAATACGGCACGCCGGTCACCTGGGACGAATGGCACTCGCTCACCGAACGGCGCGACCCGTGAAAAAGCGCGCCATCGTGGCCGAACTGGCCGCCCTGCGCACCGCCCTCGACGCGATCACGGCCAGCCAAGGCGAGATCGACCTGCCCGCCCTGCACACCGCCGTCGCCTGGCTGCACGAGCGCGTCGACACCGTCGCCACCAAGCTCGGCAACATGCGCGGCGACCCGGCCCTCGACGGCGCCGCCGTCAAGCGCCTCGCCTTCGCCGTCGCCCAGTTCTCAGCCCGCCTCGACCGCCTCGAGGCGCCACCACCGCCCAAACCCAAGCGCAAGCCGAGGACCGCCAAATGACCGAACTGATCCGCCTGATCCTCACGCCGGACCTGCTGTCCCAGCAGATCTCCACTAAAGCCGCCAGTTTCATCGCTGTCCTGGAAAGCACTGGCGACTTCGTGGTCAATTCGCACCAGCCGCTGGCCGATGGTGCCCGCGAATTGCTCGCCCGCGGCTTCGATCCGGCAACGCCGCTCACCATGCGCCATGCCGGCAAGGCCTATGACAGCTTCGAGCCCATGCCGATTGGCCAGTGGGCAAAGGTGACCTACACGGAACCCGACAAGGAGAGCCTGAGGCTGCGGAATTGGCGGCCCCATCCCGGCACGGTGCCATTTGCCGCCGTCCCTGAAGGGCCAAAGTCGACCTCCGAGCCATCGGGTGGCACCCGCGCCCATCCAGAGGACAATTCGCTTCCAGCCACGGACCGCGGCGGAAAATGAGCGACCGGCCGATCTGGGACGCCTGCACCGACGGCCAGCGCAACGTCCTCGTCCTGCTGGCCACGCACGGCTGGGAAAACCACCGCATCGCCCACGAGCTCGGCACCACGCCAGCCGCCGTGAAAAGCCACATCCGCTCGATGTGCGACAAGCTCAAGCTCAAAGGCCGAATAGCACTCGTCGTCGCCTACCTGGCCGAGTGCCAGGCCACCGGGATCGAGGACTAGCCGGGATACGTCCCCTTCGGGGCAGCCCGCACAACAGGCGGCTCCGCAGGCTGCACCGTCCCCGTCGCCTGCCAATTCAGTTTTATCAACGAACTCGCCACGCGCAGCGCCATGTCGACCTCCGCCCACGTCATGTCGTCAAACGCCGCCGTCTGGATCAACGCCACGATCCCGTCCGCCAGCGCCCGGATGTCATCGACATCCGTCGTCTCCCGCGCATCGACCCGTGCCGCGTGGCCGCTGTCTGACAGCGGCTGCTCGTGCTTCTCTGCCTTCGTCGTCATCGCGCCCTCCTGTGAAATCGCCTGTGGCCAAGCGACAGACAACCGCATAGAACGGTAACATGGTACCGCGCGTTGCATCGCGCCATTGTTCTTTGCCCGGAACAACCTGCCAGCAACGGGGAAACAATGCCCTTCGTCAAAGGACAGTCCGGCAACCCCAAGGGGCGCAACCCTAAGCCCCGCGAGCTGCATGAAATCGAAGAACTCGCGAAGACCATGTCGGTGCCCGCCCTCATGCGTCTCAGCTACTGGGTCGGTGCCGATGATCCGCGCGCATCCATTTCCGCAGCCATCGCCCTGCTGAACCGAGCCTACGGCATGCCCAAGCAAGCCCTCGCCATGACCGCCGACATAACCGTCAGCGAAAACAACGTCATCGAGGAAATGCGCGAGCGCATTCGCGCCCTGCGTAACGAGCCTGCTCGCTTGGTTACAAGCGCCAAGTCGCTGTCCGACAGCGACTACCGGGTCGAGCAGCGCGATGCCGCTTGATAACAGCCAACAACAGCGACTCGACATCGTCACCGAGCTTGGCCAGTTCGCCCACGACCCGCTCGGCTTCGTGCTCGCCGCCTTCCCATGGCGCAAAGCCGGCACGCCCCTCGAGCACGACGCCGGCCCGCTACCGTGGCAGCGAACCGTCCTCGAGGAAATCGGCCAGGGCCTGCGGCGCAGCGACGACGTGATCCGCGAGGCCGTCGCGTCCGGGCACGGCATCGGCAAAGGCGCGCTGTCCTCGTGGATCATCCTGTGGGCCATGACGACCTGCATCGGCTGCCGCGTCGCCGTCACGGCCAACACCGAGCCTCAGTTGCGGACAAAGACCTGGCCCGAGCTGCACAAGTGGCACGACCTGTTCGTCGGCCGCCACCTGTTCACCGTCACGGCCACCAGCATGTTCAGGGCCGATCCCGCGCACCGCGACACCTGGAAGGCCGACGCGCTGACATGGTCCGAATACAACACCGAGGCGTTCGCCGGCCTGCACAACAAGGGCAGGCGCATCGTCCTCATCTTCGACGAGGCATCAGCCATTGCCGACAAGGTCTGGGAAGTGGCCGAGGGTGCCCTGACCGACGCCGACACCGAGATCGTCTGGTGCGCCTTCGGCAATCCAACCCGCAACACCGGACGCTTCCGCGAGTGCTTCGGCAGCCTCAAGCACCGCTGGAACCGCCAGCAGGTCGATGCCCGGCAAGTACCGTTTTCCAACAAAACCCAGGTTGCCGAGTGGATCGCCGACTACGGCGAGGACTCGGACTTCGTGCGCGTCCGCGTCAAGGGCGAGTTCCCCCGCGCCGGATCGACCCAGTTCATCGACGGCGAGCGCGTCGAGCAGGCCATGCAGCGGCCGACCGTGCTCGATGCTGCCGCCCCGCTCATCATGGGCGTCGACATCGCCCGCCAGGGCGAGGACCAGACCGTCATCTGCTTCCGCCAGGGCATCGACGCCCGCTCGCTGCCGGCCGCCAAGTTCCGCATCCCCGACCTCATGCAGGTCGCCTCACGGGTCGGTGAGCAGATCGACCTCTACAAGCCGGCCGGCGTGTTCGTCGACGCCACCGGCATCGGCGCGGGTGTATTCGATCGACTCCAGCAGCTCGGCTACACCCAGGTCGTGGCCGTCAACTTCGGTGCCAGCCCGGATCGCGGCAGCATCGGCGACGCCACGGCGGCCTATGCCAACAAGCGCGCCGAGATGTGGGGCTACCTCAAGAACTGGTGCCTGACCGGCTGCCTCCCGGTCGATCGCGACCTCGCTGACGACCTTGTCGGTGTCGAGTATGGCTACAACGCCGCCAACGCGATCCTGCTCGAGCGGAAAGACGACATGCGCAAGCGCGGCCTAGCCAGCCCGGACTACGGCGACGCTCTCGCGCTCACGTTCGCCTATCCGGTGGCGGTCAGGGACCAGCGCCAGTCGCAGCGGGTCGAGGAGTTGTATGCCAACCTCAGACGGCGGGTGGTGTGATGGCGCAAGATTATGTCTCACCGCCACCGTGGCAAAACAACAATCGTTCGCGCAATACGCTCTCCAGGGATGAGCGCATAGCGTGGGCGGTGATCGACTGCGCCTATTATCACGAGATCAACGAAGCCCCGGACGTTGAGGCGATCTTCGCTGGATACGGGCTGAGGATTGTCGACGAGGTCGCCGATGGCTGACCTCGACGTGACCCGTGAGAGCTGCGACGCCTGCCTCTGCGTTACCAGTCGGCCCGCGTTCCTGGTGAACGACGACCACGGGCAATATCTGTGCGTCCCCTGTCAGCGCAAGTATGCGCGGCGGCGCAAAGCCCCGGCGTTCACTGTCATCCAAGGCGGACTGAAGCGGCGCCCGTGCGAGAAGTGCGGCCGGCTGGAGGAGTTCCCGGCCGATTTCAAGGAGTTCGTCTGCCACGTCTGCATATGCGAGGAGGAACTGGCTGCCGAAAAGGCGAGGGGATGGCGATGGTGGCGGCACTGATGGCTGACCTCGGCATGCCCTGGACCAACCCCGGCCGCAACCGGACGCCGCTCTCCGACCAGCGCATGGACGAGATCGTGGCCGAGGCCGAGGCCGCCATGATCGCAGCCGAGGACGCCTCCATGGCGGAGCGGATGGCGGGCCTGCGCTGCATGTCCTGCGAGTGCCCGTTGCCGCCGCCGCCGCCGTCGTCCGGCACGCGTCGCTGCAGGCGCTGCGAGGGGATGATCTGATGCCCGTGGTCCCCGAGCCCCTGATGCCCGAGAGCCGGGGTCGCGCCATCGCCCGCAAGCTCGCGCCATGGTTCGACGCCGAGATCGCCGTCCTCTACGGCCGCCCCGCCGCCTGGCGGCCTGACAGCGTGTTGATGGGCTGCCCGATCTGGGGGCCGGCGTTCATCGACCGCTTCGCCAAGTGGTGCCTGCCGACCGTTGGCGCAAATGCCAACATCGAGGCCCTGGCCGGGCGCTGCCGGCTCATGATCTATGCTCCGAGGGAGGCGCGGGCCTCGCTGTTCCGGCTGACCCGTCCGTTGCGTGGCGCCGGCGTCGAGCTGGTACTGCGCGAGATCCCCGACGCGCTGCTGGCCGAGATGGCGCCGTCGCCCGACGCCACGCCCGCCGAGCGGGCCGAGAAGTACGCGACGCAGTTCTGCCTGATCGGCTGCATCCAGAACCTGCTGGTGCACCACGCGGGCCGCGACGGCATGGGCTTCCACATGCTGATGCCGGATCATGTGTATGCGAAAGATTATTTCGCCAACATGCGGCGGCTGGCCAGGGACCACGAGGCGATTGCGCAGGCTGGCGTGAACGTCGACCTCGAGGCGGCAGCGCCTGCGCTCGAGCAATACCGCGACGCCGACAGCAAGGTCCTGGCCATCCCCGACCGCGCACTGGGCGACATCGCGGCGGCGCACCTGCACGCCGAGAGCCTGGCGCTGTTCATGAACCATGGCGACTTCCCCGAGCGCCTGCCGATCGGGCCTCGGCTGATCTGGCAGAGCCCCGAGGCGCTGCACGTTTACTCCTGCTTCAACAATCCGGCGTGGCTGTCGCCGGCCCTGTGCGCCACCGCGCCGACCGTGCTCACGGACACGATGGACTGCGTGCTGCCGGATTTCGTCAGCGGAGATGCGTTCTACGTGCCGACGCCGGCAGACGGCATGGCCTTCGTCGAGGTCTCGCCGCCGGGCAAGCCTGTACCCGGCCGGTGGGTCGATGCCGCCAGCTACTGCTCGTGGTGGTGGAAGCGGAACTCGAACACCAGGGACTACCATCCGTATTTTAGGCGGCCGACGCTCATGGCGACGAGCCGCTACGCCGCCGACATGGCGGGCAAGCCGTTGATCGAGCCGGACGATGTCGAGCGGCAGTTCGCGCAGGTCATGGACATGCTGGAGGACAACGGCTCGCTGAAGGCGACTGAGGTCGAGCGGGCGTGGGCGCGATACCAGCGGGTGGCTCCCGGTGCGCCCGCGAGCGTCTGGCCGAGGGCTGCCGAATGACTGACCCCCGCGTCATCCACGGCGATATGCGCGAGGTGCTGGGCCGCATGGTGGCCGAAGGCCAGGTCGTGCAGAGCATCGTCACCGACCCGCCCTATGGGCTGGCGTTCATGGGCAAGGCATGGGATGCGGCAGACAACGTCGCCTTTCAGCCCGGCACGTGGCGGCTGTGCTTTGACCTGCTGCCGCCGGGTGGCCATCTGCTGGCGTTCGCCGGCACCCGTACTTACCACCGCATGGCCGTCGCGATCGAGGAAGCGGGCTTTGAGATACGCGACACGATTGCGTG